ACCCTCACTGTAGTGCTGGTCGTATGTATTGTTTACATACTCAGCTATTTCTTTTATTATTGCTTCTTCGTTGTACTTAGACATTTTCATCTTCCATTTCAAACAAACGTAATTGTTTGTTTTGAGTTTCAACGGTTTCATTTAGTAAGGGTAGTTCTCTACCCGCCCTGTAACCTCTATTCATATACACGGGAAGATTCCCTAACCCTAATTCTTTAACTCTTTCCTGAAAATACTCTTTAGTTGTTACAAGTTTACTTCTGGTATCACGTTTTGTTTTTTTGTTATCTGCTCTACCTTTACCATTATTTTGCGGACCATGGACAGTAATCTCTCCATGACAATTTCTACATAAAGGCATTATATTACCATAGCTATGGTCATAAGGGTTGTCATTAATATGGACCATATCTAAATTGGGAAAACCATTTCCATTTAGTCCGGCATATCCACAAGCTGGACAAGAATTATCGCACACATCTAATAAATATGCTTTTACAATGTCAGAAAGTCCTGTTCTAGAACCACCAAGCACTTTACCAGCCTTCCAATCTTTTATAAACTGTACTCTTTTACGAAGATGAGTTTCGGACATTGCTCTAGATAGTTTAGATACATTTGGGCGTATTTCTAAAGCATCCCATTTTTGTTTGTATTTTATCTTGTAACTTGTTCTTTCGTCCATATATTTATACTAGCAGTTTTTTAGTCCCAGTCAATATAATCTTCCGCTGGTACGGGCTTCAATTCTTTTTTAGTCGCCCAAGAAGGAGTAAAGACTTCCATGTCTACTTTCAAAGGTATGTTTTTAGAGTTCTGCTCTAGTAAAGTTTGTATCTCATAAGGTATAGTATCTAACTCAGATTCATGTATCTCACATATAATTTCATCATGAACCTGTACTAATATATGACTTTTCTTATCAGCAAGGTATTTGTCTACTTCTATCATCCTTTCGGTCAATAAGTCAGCACTAGTACCTTGTACCATGTAATTTACACCTTTATAAGCAAATTTAGGGTCAATTCTATACACCCGCCCATAACGATTCATTAAGATGTCTCTCCGCCCGGCTGTGGCTACCACTTTATCAAACCATTCCTTTGAACCCTTCATTCCTTGAAAGTATTGTTTCTTGAATTTCCCAGCTTCTTGTGGTGTAGTACTTAGCTGTTGAGCCAGCTTTTTGTTGCCTATACCGTAAATAGTGCCGAAAGTTACCGCTTTAGCGTACTGTCTAAACTCTTTGAAACGTTCATGTGACTCATCTACCCCAAAAGCAAGCTTGGCTGCCTCACTATGAAAGTCTACATCATCTTTGTTTAGTATTTCATCAATAGTTTTGTTCCTAAAGTAAGACATAAAAACACGAACTTCCATTTGTTGATAGTCAAATCCCACCAACTTATATCCCGAACGTGGAATAAATAACCTTCTAATTGATATCTGAGCATCATCTTCTTCACTATATGATTCATCTCCAATATATGCCCAAGTAGACAAGACATCATCTGAAAGTTCTTGCGTAGCGACAATACCTTTTTGAGAAATCATTGCTGCAATCTTTCCTCTAATATCCACCTTCTCTGCATCAGATAATTCATGTTCTTCTAGATTAAAATGGTTTCTTGGAATGTTTTGAAAGTTAGGACTCTGACTAGATAATCTCCCAGTAGAAGTGCCCCAATTATAAAACTGCGTATGTTTCACATCTTTCTTAATATATGGGTCTAAATAAGTAGATATAAGCTTTGCAAGACTTCTGTATTGTCTAATCAATCCTGCAATCCTATGATTTATATTAATAAGTGCCGCCTCATTCCACGATTCTTCACCCTTTGGAGTCTTTACAGGAGAATGTATCGGTGGGTTCATACCATTTAGGACTTCCCCAACTTGTTTTGGGCTAAGTATATCAAAGTCTTTTCCTGCTAATTTATATATTTGTCGTTCAACAACCTCTTGTCTAATCAAGATAGCATTCTTGGCAGACTTAGCATAAAAGTTATCTATACCAATACCACGTCCTTCCATGTCAAACAAAGTCTTAGTTAATTGGCATTGAAGTTCATAAATACCAGTTTGTCCTGTATCAATTATCTTTTTTAAACAATTGTTATAAAGCCTTGCTGTTACTAAAACATCTTGCTCACAATAAGGACCGACTAAGTTAATTGGTGCTCTGTCATAACCACCATGCCCGAGGTCTATAGATTTACCATTTTCATCAACTCCTTCGTGACAAAAACAACCTATCTTACCAACCCACTTCTTTTGTTTCATAGTAGTCTTTAGGTCTATATCATACTGTCCTGCGGCTTCCCCAAATCTTCTCTGAGCCGTTGCAGTCAATCCTATACCAACATTCTCATCAGATTTAGGTTCTGTAAGTCTAGTCATAACTAATGTATCAATTAGTTTTCTATTACTAACTTTCAAACCAAGTTTAGATAAAAAATGTAAGTCGAATTTTATATTGTGCCCAATAAAAGTACTAACAAAAACTTCGTCATTTAGTACATTAATCAAAGACTCTATAATTACAGAATCAACATTCTGATATTTACCATCTTTACACCACTCGTCACAAATTAGACGTTCTTCTAGCTCTTTCTGCTTTTTGTTCTTACGCTCAACTTCACAGTTATGATTGTGTGCTACTGGGTAGTACTGAGAAAAATCACTATCTAATTGGGCAACGCCAATACCACAAATAAAATCATCATCATGTACTTCTAAACCTGTGGTTTCAACATCTACAACAACAACAGAATCTTTATCCAAGCGTTCCATCAACAGATGTAACTGCTCGTCTGCGTTTTCCGGTGTTACAATTGTCATGTAACTTAGAACAAAGGCTTTTCAGGAGTAGTAGCTTGTGGCTCACTTCCTAATGATAACTCAATGTTTTTACCATATCTCTCAAGAAAGTATTCTTTTACTAAAGGTAATTCTGTTATCTCAGCTTTTCTTTCTTCAGGTATCTCTTCTGTTTGTGGAGTTGCTGACAAAGTATAAGAAGTCTCTAATCCAGCACCACTTCTCTTAATTCTGATAACTCCTTTGTCTAATCCGCCCCAATCACTATAAATACCAGACAGTTGGTCCCAAACATAGTCGTTTCGCCCAAAACCTAGACTAACAATTCTAAAATCATTGATGTCTTCTCTATACATCATTTTTCCACCGGGTCCTTCTACAGCTGTCCAATCGTCATTTAGTCTGTCTAAGTGTACTATTCTGTGAACATATGCCCAAAAAGCAAACTTATTAGACGCTCTAGTACCTTCAGGAACTATACTGTCATCTACAGTTTCATCTTTTAGCAAGTTTATCCATCTGTTACCCATTCTAAAAGTATATAGGTTTATTTCGTCCATAAACTTATCTTCTTCATTACCTGTCGCAATCGATGAAAGAAAAACTTGGTCACCATCTTTGAACCAAACTTCTCTACTTGGGGCTTGAGTTTGTTGTTGAGGTCTTCTTAAGTCCTCTCTTTTGCGTTGTATTCTTGCAATACCACTCATTTAAATCTCCTATTATATTATTGTTTTATTTTGTAATACCGTACGTAACGTCTCGACATCTCGGATTTCTTGAACGTCTTTATATTTTTTTGGTAGTCTTAAGTATGATATCAGGAAACGTTCATTGATGTCAAGGGTTGCTTTCTGCATACCTTTGCCACCAGCATCATCGTTATCTAATGCTAATACCACTCGTGATGGATTAATTTCACCTAACAAGTCAATTTGTTTTTTTGAAAGGTTAGCACCTAAAACACCAACGCTAGCATAACCATGCTGCTGTAACCACATACAATCTAAAGCACCTTCTACTATATAAAGTTCTTGCTCTTCTTTTATGTGGTTTATACCAAACAACGTTTGTGATTTCTTAAAACCCCTAGAAAATAAATACTTAGGAACAGCTTGTAAACGCCTAGAAATCCAACCAAGAACTTCATTATCTGTATTTTTAACCGGAATCATAAAGTCTGAATATTGATTTACCTTACAATCCCACTCTAATATTAGTTGTTTTGTAAAGCCTCGGTCATATATCCAATGGTTGTTAGGCACTTCCATTAGGTTTTCAGGTTCTTCGTAACCTACTTCTCGGTATCCATCTTCTAATTCTTGCTCTAAAAAAACAGAATCAAGCTCTGTAGATTGTATATCTAAGTTATCATCTAATTCGTAACTTAATTCTTCCCAAGACTTGCCGGAAAGTTTGAATATAAATCCTTTCAAACTGCCCTGACCACAACCAGCAAAACAAATCCATAATCCTAAATCTAAATTTAAGGAACACGAAACTCTTCTGTCATCGTGAAAAGGGCAGCTAATCATCACCTGCTCTTCGTAAGGTACATCAACCCCATATTTTGTTAATACAGAGTACCAATCTACCATTATCTATCCCTTTTGTTTTTTCTAAGGAACAGAACTACTTCATTTCGGTAACCATTCTCATCTGTAGCAATACCTTTTCTGATATCTCCTACAGTAATGTCAATCATTGGTCTACCATCTCCTTTACTTCGTGTAGATTTCACAACAATATTGCTATCATCGCTACTTCCAAACCAATCTAAAAGTCCCATTACAATCCTCCTATTCGTCTTCGAGCATAAAATAGGCTGGGGTATACCCTTGTAGCTCTCTTATATCTCCTGTGTTTACTCCCCACTGCATGTAGGTTATGTTCTGTGATAAATCCCCATCACGATATTTTTGGAATTGAACCATTCTTTTATCGTCTTCATCTTCTACGCCACACATGGCTAACGCCACGTCTGCGGCTCTAATCAAAGCATCTCCAAATGCCACATGATTAGGTTTTGGTGGGCTAAACATATCAGAAGCCTCTCTGTTAGCTTGGGTAGTAACTAATATCGGTGTATTTATTGCAGTAGCTAGATTTTTTAATCCATAAAACAATCTGTGTGACTGCTCCCAAGCCGCTGATTTTGAATCCCCTGCGGAAATCAAATATACACCGTCAATCACAACAAACTCTGGTTTATGTTTTCTGACTAAACTAGCAATAGACTCTAATGAAAAACCCATCTGACCTGCAATATGGTCACTTACCAACAAATCTTTTTGGTTAGATGTTTCTAAAAAGTCTCTATAGTCAGCTTCATTTATAGGTTCTCCATGCCGTAATGCCATATGAGAAAATTCATAGTTATATAGTTTTGCTAACACTACATCAATTCTCATGTTTATAGCACGATTAGGCATTTCGGTAGAAATTAATAACGTTCTATGCCCCGCCTTTACTGCAGTAGCAGCAGCATGAACACAAAGCCATGTTTTACCAATTGTAGGTCTAGCAAAAGCTGCTATTAATTCTCCGGGCATCCACCCGACCCCTCTAGAGTTCAAAGAAGCAAAACTAGTAGGAATACCCATTAAGCCTTCCCCTAACTTTCTTCTTTGTTTTCTATTCTTCCATTCTTCTAATCTAGTCAATTCCCCACTATCATAAGGCATGACATCTTCGTCATACACAGTTTCGATGTCTGTTAGCCCTGACATTATGTTAGACAAAGCTTTCTTAGGGTCATCAAAAATTAAATTAGAATTAGAATTAACCGCCCTTAATACATTTCTCTGTAATAAAGAACGCTTAAATTGTTCGTACGCATAATCAAAATTTGTATCACTTGCTTTAGAATCTAAGCTAGGAAACTGTTGCTCTAAAACAACCTGAGAAGGAAACTCCCCATGTTTGTCAAAATAAGTTACTAACCAATCAAATGCTTCTCCATGTTTAGCAAAATCATTCTTGACGTGTTTAAAATTATGTAAATTACCTTCTGTATTTAAATTAAAGATTACTGCGGATTCTATAAATTCCGGACTAGGCACTTACTCCTCCTTGTTTGGTATATATTACCCTATTTGAATCTGAATATACATTGTATGTTACATCAGACGTATCTATCTTGTCAAGATAATTTATAGCTTCCTCAACTGTATTAAACTGTCCTTCAGTCCAAATGTCAGTATTGTCATTCTTTGAAGCAATAATCTTAACTTTTTTTTCTAATTCCAGTTGATTTTTTTGTTTTTGTATTAGTCTTCCCCGAACTCTTTTTCGTCTGGGCATTAGTCCACTCCTGTAACTTACTTTTTATTTGTTTTAATTCTTTTTTCTGTGATGCTGATGGAAGCCAAATAGAATCTAATACTATAAGACCATTCCAGAGCTTTTTTATTTCTGGAGTTCCATATCTTTTAACCGCCCAATAAATATCGGGGTAATCTGGAACTAAATAATATTTTATACCAGCAGTAAAATAGGGGACAGAAACTGTTCTGTCGTTCCGTTTTATACAATTAAGTATAGCACAAGCAATATTTTCAGGCCCATAATCCTCTAAAACCACTTTTAGCTTATGCATTTCATTCCCTATAAAGCCAACACCTTCATATTCAAACCCGTGTTTTTCCTTATATAAAGATGAAAACAATTCATATAAGCTTTTAGAATTTAAGTCTTTAAGAATCAGAGTCTTTTTCAAGCTTTTCATCTAACCACCTAAATTTTTCTCTTAGTGCGTTTCTAATTTTATAAGCCCCATCTCCTTGTTTATCCAAACATTTAGAAAAATCTGGTACTCCCAATTGATTTTCTTCTGTTCTATATCCTAAACAATAAATACATATTCTACAGGCTCTCAAGTCATCTGTTATTTCATCCATGGTAAGCCCCTCAAACTTTAGCTTTAGGAATTTACGCTCTCTTTTTGACATATGTTGCGATGAAACTAACAAATCGAGCTCAATTTCTTGGGCATAATTATCATTTGCCCTTAAAGCATTTTGAATTTCTTGGGGTATAACAGGATTATCATTATCAGAAAAATCATAATAATCATCTATGCTCTTAGGAACAGGTCTTCTTTGAGCTTTACTAATTAGTGTTCTGATTGTATTGACTAAAGATGTGTGTAAATAAGTATGAAAAGAAATGCCTCTACCTTCATCATAAGCTTTTGCGGCCTTAAGTAAAGAAATTCTCAACTCTTGAGCTAAATCTTCTTTATCCATTCCCACTATAAATGCAGATGAGGACATTTTTTGGATTTTAGGTTCCCACTGTATTACTAAATCATTATTAATTTCCATATCGTTATTCTACTCTGATTGTTTGGAATCTCGTAAGATTCGAATATGAAAATCTATAAGTAATATTATATCAGATATTATAATATTTATCTACACGGATAAGGCTCTTTTGCCTTTTCTATAACAACTTTGAGAACAATAGTTGTAAGTAAACCCTTGTTCATATGCTTGTTTTATCTGGCTACGTTTACGATAAAAAGGTATTCTACAGGTGGCACAGTTAATTTTTAGATTATAATACTGAAAGTGACAGGTGCCATCATGTACTAATTTTGTGCTAATTTCCCCACATATTTTACAATGTCTGGGATTTTTCATTTTTTTAGCCCTTACCGTAGGAACTCCATAGTTTTTTAGTACTTTAAATACATACTGTCTCGACACATTAAATGCATCCCCAATCTGTTGGAGAGTATCATGTGGGTTATTATATCTATACTGTATAATTTTAGAAGTCTGCGATTGACGCTTGTTCTCTTTCATACGCTTTGACTTGATTAGTTAAATTCTCTTTCCATTGTGTAGAAAAAAAATCTGCATCAACATTTCCAGAACCCATTGGTCCTTTAATATATGAAGACGCAGCCACAATTCTATTCCATTGAGCTTCTGTAAAAGTCACAGTTATTGTAGTGTCTGCCATTATTGGTCCTCCTTTAATTGTTTAATTTCTTCAGATAATTCTTGTACCGCTTTTATAAGGATTGGTACAAATTCTTCGTATCTAGCCCCATACAAACCTTTAGGGTCTCCTTCATGAACAATCCCCCCAAAATCTTCTATAGAATCTATTCCATGTTTCTTTAATGATTCTACTACTTCTTGAGCAATTAACCCATAGTGAGTTTGATTTGTTTTGTTATCTTTTTTCTTTTTCCATTCATAAGATACAGGACGTAAATCTTTAAGAAAATCTAAACCTAATTTAGTATCATTAATATTTTCTTTTTCTCTAACATCAGATGTTTGAATTGTGGCGTTTGTTGCATAGACATTGTCCCATCTATAAAAACCCCCACCTAAACTATAAGTATCATCTGCAATAGGTCTAACGGATGCAAAATAACTAGCACTGGTATTATTAGTTATAATTCCCCCATCTGTCTCCATAACTACACTTACATTCTGAGTGGAACCATCTGACTTAGTAACTCCTATTGATTGTACCCCTATTCGTACTCTAGCAGCTCCTCCGGTAGCAAAGTTTAGAACATCAGCCGCATAAAGATTAATATACGTATTATCATCCGAAGCCCAAGTGTACCCTCCTCCACTAGGAGCATACCAGTAATCATTACCAGTTTTTAATTCTGCCCCACTAGAGCTAAGTTCTAATCTATTATAACCTCCAGTAGTAAATGTCATTACATCTGAAGCCCCAACAATATGGGTATTTGTATCATCTCTCCAAGTATAATATTTTTCAGCATAAATTGCTCCATCAGAATCTGAAGAAGCTAATATTGTAGCCGCTATGTTACCTCCGGACCAAAATTGTAGAGTATTAGAACTTGATGATATTTTAGTGTCTGTATCTTCTATAAAAGAATACGCATTCCGTACATGAATATTACCATCCGAAGCACTTGAGGCAGTTATGTAAGCAGCTCTATAACTACCTGCATAAAAATTCATTACATCTGAAGCTGCTGTTATATAAGTATCCGGGTCTCCTGCCCAAGAATAACCACCTTGAGCAAAGAAATACATGTTGCTTGTACCCATAGTAAGACTACCATTAGCATTGACTGTTAATGCTGTATTTCCACCGGCACGAAGACTCATTACATTAGAACCCTCAAATCGTAAATAAGTATCCGTGTCAAAGTTAGGTACTACACCACTATATCCTTCGGAACCAGCATCATCTATGTAAAAGAAAGAACCAGACATAAATATTGAACCTTGAGTTAAAACATTATCTCCGGCTTCTCCATCACCATCATCTACGTCTCTAGACCAATATAGTCTATTGGGGGTAGTGGTAGTGCTAGCCAGTTCAATACTGTCATACATTACCATACCATGAAGTTGTGTTGCAGAAGCGGACCCAATACTAGCCCCTAAAGACATTATTGTTGATTCCGTTATGTTACCATAACCTGAACCGCTACCGCCTATTGTTTGGGTTCTGAAATCTGTAACAGGTTTATCATTTAGTTGGCTTGGGGCAAACAACCCATGCAACGTATCACCATATACTTGAGTATTATCAGCATGAGCAACCCCATTTTTTCTCGCTCGAACAGTAACAACATTTGTACTGTTATTAAGTGCCGTTACTCTCATTTCTTCATTGCCAATCCTAATTTTTTGCCCTCTATAAAATTTATTCGTACCATCAACATCATCTACAGTAATAGCGGTATCAGTAGCATTTAATCCCGACCCCATATTAATTGCAGACAGTTGATACGCAGAAGATTGTGATAGTCCATGAGAAATTTGTACTTTGTTTCCGATAACCTTTATAGTACTGGCTCTATCAGGTTGTTTTCCAGACACACCTTGAGCAAATATAATACTACATTGAGGTTCTTCAGCTGTAATAGTTGCTATTAATCTTATATTTTTTCTGTACTTAACCAGACTTTCCCACGAGGTTTCATCTGCTAAAATCAAAACTCGGCTACCTTTAGTATAGTAAAGTTTATAAGTAGTACCTAAAGTTAAAGAACTATTACTACCAGCGGCTACATTTTCGTATTTTTTAGTCCCTATCCATACAGTTCCACCAGTCCAGTTGACGGCTGTCGGGCTATTAGATTCAATATCAAAAGTCATTACAGCAGATTCATTCAAGAACTCTGTTGGAAAGCTTTTTGTAAATGATTCAGCAGAACTAGCATCAGCGTATTGTGGTGCGTATTCAGCACCGGCTGCTGCTTTAGCATCTTCTGCTGCAGCTAAGTCATACCTTGTAAGAGAGAATCCATCTCCTTCATCATATGATACTTTGCTAATTAAGAAGGGTTGGTCTACGTTGTTAGTTTGGTCTTTTATCTTAACTAAATCCCCCGCCCTAACAGGAACGTAAAATCTAACATCCTCCTCATCGCCATCAGTTAGTCCACTTCCACTATCCCATTTACCTATAACTTGACTTGTGTTTACTGTGTTAGCATACAAATATTCACCAGTAGCGTTACCATTACTATCTAATTTATTTGCCACCATACCCGGCATAAACCCATAGTTTCTTGGGTTTTTACTGCCTGATAAATCTATTCTATCTTGACCACTAACACCGTCATAATTCTTGTCTACACTAGCTGGAGAATCTTCAAAATAAAATCTAGGAGGTCTATAAGTCATTACAGAACCTCTAATAGTATCTTCAGTTCTTCTCTGTAAAGTTGCCATAATTCGTTTTACGGCATTTTCTGTACTCTCTTCATTTGTAGTGTCTATCATTACAGGGTTTTGATATTCAGTAGTCTCTAAAGGAGTATATGTAAATACAAAAGTACTGCCAGACACAGAACCTGTCCATGTTCTAGGACTTGATGTAGTCCAATAAAACTTTCCCGGATTTTCTGTAGCGTCTAATAAAGAAACATCAATATGAGATATTAATATGTCTGCAGTTGTAGACCCCGAGAAATCTCCTGTACTAGCTTCAGATTTATTCATATATTGGATTCTAGCTACTTTAGTAGCATGAATAGTTGTACTGGCTGAATGTGAAGCAGTTCCAGCTCCTGCAGCACCAGTATATGGATTATTCTGATTTCTATAAACGACTATGGTTGTTTCACCAGTTATAGTTTTAACTTTTACATATTCAGAATCTATTAGTAAAATTTGCCCTATATACATACTGTCATTTCTGCTAATTGTACAAGTCGTATCTGCACTTGTATTAGCTATTGTAGAGGCAACTGTAGCGACACTAGCATTTAACCATTCAGATTCTTCGATGTTTCCATTGTCTCCTGTAAGATAACCCATCTTAAACACATTTGCAGTATTGTTTACATTATTGATAGTTCCGGCTCTTGCGTACATAAAGTCTGCACTGTCTGTACCTGATAACACAGTACCGCCTTTTCCATCTTCCCCACCTTCAGGAACAGCAAACTCTTTATAAGAAGCTCTTGCTATAGTATAGGTATCAAATTTTTGGCGTTTAAAGAATCCATTAAATAAAGGTTGTCTTTGTCCTGTTTCTAAAAATCCTCCACTAGATGTTTCATTTCTACTTGGATGTTTAATAGTTAATCCATACGTAGAATCCCCATCTGTTGCCCCACCTGTATTTTGAATATATGTCGGGGAATCACTAGGGCGGGCTCCTCTCTTGAAATAATTAAAAAAAGCTTTAGGTAAAACATTACTTACGCTAGCATCGGTAAAGTTTGCGTCAACATAATAATCAAATCCAAAAGTTTCTTCGGAAGTTGCCGTATTTGCAGTATGGGTATCTTGTGCCGCCAACTGTCTTATTCTAGTTAATATTGATGTAGCCCCACCAGAACTCATATCAAAATGATTATTGTCTGCAGCCAGTACACCATGATTTGTAAGTGATTCATTAAATCTAGGGTCTGCTCCCGAAGTACTTATGTCACCAGCATTAGTATTTCCGGGACTTGTAATATTTGCAGAATGATGTGCTAGTATAGATTTAATTATTCCACTGTTTCCCCCAAGAGCTGTTTCATACACTTCTTCATCAGCATCTTTAGCAGAAGTTTTTTCTAAAGCTAAATGTACGTCTGCTGTTTTATCTCTCTTATACCCATAAGTTCCGACAGTAGATTTATTTTTAATTTCTTGTAAATAATCTTTAGCTTTAATGTTAATAACTTGCCCAGTGCTAGGTTGATGGGTATAATTCACATCTTCGATTGCCCCATAAAAATAAATTTGATGTGTTTCCCCATCCTCAACATAAATCCTATCCATTGCTTTTACGACATTAGTATAAGGTCCTAATGAAGCTGGGTCTGCTGTTGCACTAAGACCAGAACTGTTACTATCTGCTTTGATAAAAGGGTCTGCCGCAGAATTACTTATTGTAAGATTACAGGACATTGGTTCACCCAATTTATCTGTTATTGATGCAGTTATAACAGAACTAACTGTCGGAGAAACTGCATCATATGCATTAGTACTAGTGTTGTATGTACGCTTTATAAATTGAATCCATGAACCACTTGCGGAAGTACCTTGCCAATAAAACGCATTTAACCGTCTTTTTGTTGCCATATTATTGTACTCCTATGCAAATGCTACATCGTCTCTAAATTTTGCTACACATTGTATACTATAAGTATATCTATCTTCCATACCCGGAGCAAGTGCAAATTGAAATTGTTGTATAGCTATTGGATAAATACCACCACCCGTAGAAAAAGCCCCTGAAGTTGCTTGAGGTGTAGTTGCATCTCCTATTTCAAGTTGTAAATCTTGTCCTTCTTTTGTCGTCCAAGTTAATAGTTTTTCTTCTAAATAGTTTTTATAAGGAATATAATAAGTTTGGCTTCCAATAGTTAATGATTCCATACCTTTGAAAGCATAAGTGTTTCCTGAAACATCATCTGTTCCTGATGAAGTATTAGATTGGTCTCCTCCTACAGCATCTACAAGACCAGACATAGTAATAGTAGGTCTAGTTGAACCTAAATCAAAAATTTCGGGCTCTGAAAAAGGAATCGCAATGTGTATAGGTGTTCTTGCATAAGCCAAAGTTAGTTGGTCTACTTTTAAAGCAAGTCTAACTGAAGCAGATGCATGAGTGTTGTTTCTTAGTAATACCGATAAAGGAGCTTCCATAAATTAGTTTTCCTATTTTAATTAAAAAATTGCATTTCTTGAGCAGCTTGGGCAGACATTATATCTTCAACACTATTAGAGTTACCATTTCTAAAATTATGCATTCCCGCTTCCGGATTAGTTGAAGCATTACCTATGGCCCCCGGGCTAGCAAATGGATTAAGACCTCCGGGAGCAAATTTACTTGCACCTCCGATGTCCCCCTCAAAATAACTTTTTCCTAAATCACCAAATCTAAGAGCAGTCCCGAAAATAGGTATTCTTCTTAAAACCTGATTACCAAAAAATGAATCAGTACCCGGATTTAAGGAACTCTTCAAATCATCTCCTATGGCACCTTTTCTATCGTTCCACCATTCTTGTAATGCCGTTACAATTATGTCCTTTATTAAACCAAGAGTATTTGTTATTCCATCAATAAGAAATTTACCTAAAAATCCCATTGGTCCATTAGTTGTGTCTAATATTTTTTGTATCCAGTTAGCAAACTGTTCACCTTTTTCTTGTGCCCATGGTATCCATGTCACCATACGTCTAATTAATTTGACAAAGTACGGCATCAGGGGTGCTAAAAACGCATCCACCATAGCACCTAAAATTTGAAATATAGTACCTAAAACACCTGTAAACAATTGAGATTGTTTTAATAAAGAACCAATACTGAAGTTTATTCCCATCAATCCTGATGCTTTACCAGCCATTTTACCTAAAAGTTTTAACGTACCAATAGGACCAAAAGTAATTCCTTTTTCAATTCTTTTTTGGTTAGCGGCACTAAGACCTTGTCTACCTTTTTCAGCGGCAAAACCCATCCCATAAGCACCAGCTCTTTTATACGTCTCTCCACTTCTAAAATCAGTAGCCCGCATTTTTTGATATACTTTATAAAGTCTTTTAGTTGTTACCGCCATTACATCCTCATATTGTTTTTATTTGCAGCCATTGCCCTAGCTTGTTCTTCTTGTTGCTTTTGAGCTATTGCCATTTCAATCCCTAAAACAGTTTTTATTTCTGTATCACTAAAACCCATTATATCTACCCATGGGATTCCCAGTTTTAATAACTGAAGAACCGTTAGCCAATACGTAAACAAAAGGCCTTCCTCTGGAGTCACCTCACCGGGACTCTTTAAAAAGGCCATTACTCTTTTTTTATTTCGTTAGGGTCTCCACCTCCTGCCCCATCATCTTCTTCACCAAAAGCATTAGGTACAATTGTCTCTAAAGCACTTCCTAAACGTTCATCAATTGAAGCCAAAAAAGCTTCTGTAGTAGGCCCCCAAGGAGCATCTACAACCATTTCTTTTATACATTCTTTTATATAAAAGTTACCATCAAATTTGTTTTCTTGTGTTTTTCCATCCCAAGCAAAACACTTAGATAGCAAATGATTTCTTTTAGTCCAAGATAATTGTTTTACTGTTATCTCAAACTCCTCACCCGTTTCCGGTATCTTTATTGTCATTGGCTTTGCTTCTACTGATACTTGATACTTTGACGCATCAAATTTACTATTCTGTGTCATTTGTCCTCCTTATGGGTACACTGGTACACTATCTCTTATTCTTATTTTTATACTTCTAAACAGCATGTCCACATCTACTTGAAACGGATTGTCTCCTGTAATACTGTGTGGTGCTGCATTAATGAATATACCTTGAGAGTTGATAGCATTTGAACCTGCTGTAGGTCCTGCTGAATCAGAACTCGATGTAGGTATATCAATCAATATAAAATCATTAGTTCCTCTTTCAAACTTCAAGCTAGCTGTAAAACCAGCCCTAGCAGTAGCTGCGGAAGTTCCACCATAATCACCTTCTAACAACAACTGTTTAAATAATTCCAAAGCCCCACTTTGACTTTGACCTGAGTCATCATGTTCAGCACTTGAAACAACACTTGCGTCTGGTAATGCTACTGATGCAGACATAGAGTATTCTCTAGCCCCTTCCCTAATTTCGTAAGGACCTCTAGCTCTAGCTCCCTGTCTACCAATATAATATCTTGGTTCTTCACTATTTGAAATTGATAATGAAAAACTTCTTATTCTAGCAAATTCTTGTCCGAAAAACTTTATAACCCCTTCAGAAAAGTAATATGGTTGAGTTGTTGGGTAAGAAGCAGTGTTCAATGCTGTGTGAGAACTAGCTCCTCTATTGACATCTGCTTCATCAATTGGTTGCATAAGACCCCATCTAGGCATATTATGTACAACATTAGCTCCACTATAAAGATTAGTGCCTACAGTAGCCTGACTTCTTTGGTTATGTACCATATTTAAAAAGTTTACACTGTCCCAAGACATACTAACCATTCCACCTTCTTCAGCAGATATAGAACAAGAACCAATCATTCCGCCTACGTATCTTCTATCAAAATCATATCCTCCAACCAAAGAAGAGTTTGGAGAGGTTTCTGTACTGTCTTTCATATGTATATGCCATGAAACAGTATCTAAATCGTTTTGTTCAATAATTTCATGAGAATAATATCCCACCGAACTAGTAATTTCTTCAGTTGAAGCACCTGAATCATGAGCAAACTGCAGTGGGTGGTCTAATTTATAATACCCATTATCAGGTTCAGAAATAATTCTTCGTACTTCTGATTTAGTAGACGACCCATCATCTATATTTATATAATTGCCTGCTGTCATACTTCCATTAGAAGAATGAATAAAAACATCTCCTTTTTTAGCTGCAGAAGACAATGTATCTGACGTTGATGCTAAACCACTTGATGGAGTAGTAACTACACTACCAATTGGAAATCTTAATGGCCATCCATTTAATAATGTAATACCACTAACAGAACCTACTAAAGATTGTGTTCCGGGATATGCAATAGTAAAGTTTCTTTTAGATGTTGTACTAAGAAACCTTCTTCCTTCAATAGTCATTTCTGGGTCCGGCACATCAATAGTATCGTAAATACCCGGTATAAAAGTTATAAATTTGTTTTTGTCTTGTCTTATTAAAGTAGCGGCATCAGCAGCTGCGTATGGAGTATTAGATGTTTCTTTTACATTTGCAGTATCAGGATGATAAAAAGCAAGAGGTCTATCTAATAACAGTGTATTAGTAGCGTTGTTTCCAGCATCAGACATAGCTTCTATTTTTCTGACTTCATGTTCATCTATAACAGCAGCACCAGCAGCACTACCACCCCCTAAATCAAAACCAATCATAATAGAATCTCCAATAGCTAAAGTTCCACTAGCTACTGTGTCTATACTAATAGACCGGTCTCCAGCATTGGCTGCAGCACTTAATCTAGCTGTAACTCCAGCAACGTTAGCTTCTATCATCTCAGGGTCTCCGCCCTGAGCTGCTTCAGCAGCGAATGTTAGTTGTGCTTGGTCGCTTCGATAAACTCCCATATTATATTACCTCATTATCTAGTTATATTATTATTATACTTGTTTACTAGGAAGTTTCTAATAGAACTCCCATATTTTCTAAATCAATATCTATAGTACCTGTCCAAACATTAGCTTGTTCACCCACTTCTTCAGAAAAACTATCAAAAGTAATACGTTGAAAATTAGTTAAAGAATGCATTCTTGCATGACAAATTCGTCTTACTTCTAACATTAAGTTATATAGTCTCTGTCGACTAGTTAAAGTGTATAACTCTAACTCAACAGAATAAGTTCGGTTACCATACTTTCTATTGCCGATAGGTTCTTCTGACATTGCTGGAGAAGAAGTTCTACCTATAATGTGGTCCCCGGCATTTAAATCAAAACGATAAGGTTGATTTTCCCCATTTACGGTAGTCAATGATGGTTTTGTTACATTAGATGCATTCCATTGACTATTTAATTCTGACATTATTGCATCTATAGGTATGGGCTCATCAGGCATTAGAACACCTCAAATCCCCTCATATTATCGAGAGTTTCTTCTATGTTTTCTTGCCAAGAGTTTACTCGGCTACTAATGTCGTATCTATCCATACCGCTTACAACAGAACCTCCAAAATCAGCATTTTTAGCTATTTCAGTCGCTGTAATCATTTTAGCAATATCTTGAACCATACCACCTTCTCGTACGTCCGTATGAATATCTCTTCCATAAAGATAAGTAACTTTTACAGGCATGGTAAATTCTCCTCCACCCCATCTCCATACAGGAGCGTTATAAGACTGAAATCTAGCGGGAAGTAAAAAATATCTAGAAAAATGTACCATATTAGTATCAGGTACTAAAAAGTAATCATTTTTTCTACCTTGTGTCTTTGTGTCCCAATTAGCTCCATTCCAAACTTGTAAACTTAGAACTTTATAAGCATCAGCTCTATCTAAATGAAAACCATTTAGGTTAAACTGTTGGTATTCGTCTACAACAATATTAGGTCTCCAAGATTTTCTAGTCCTCATATCAATATAAGACTGAGCTTCCATTATAAATTGCTCTACGGTAGATTTACTTGGAACTGTAGAACTTGTAAAGTCAGTACCACTGAGAACATTTTTAAGTTGCATTAACTCATAAACGTCCTTAGTCGTACAGTAAGCTGCATAAGGTCTCATTTGTATACGTTTTATTGTAGGGGCAGTAGTAACACTAGCAGTACTTACTCGAACATAATATTTGGTTTCACCATTTATTGCATCTGTTGCCCAATCACTAAGTAAATTAGCCGGAAATATTTCAGCACCATCTTTATCAAAGGCATATTGACCACCTTCGTTATCATCTGGGTCTAGCTCATATCTACCTGAAGCTGGTACAAACTCTGTCCATGCTGAACCATTATAATATTGCCATGTTAAGGCTCCTAAACTTCCAGCCGTATCTACATCAAAAATAGCCATATCAAATTTTGTATCATTCCCTAAATATAAATAATGACTTGATGCACCAAGAATAGAAAAGGAAGTTCCCGCAGGGGATTGTGCTTCTAGTGTAACGTCAGTATAACTACTTCCGTTATGTGTAAAAACTTTATTAAATACTGCTCCAGCAGTTGTTGCCATTTATATCTCCTAGGAGTCTTTATCTCCTTTATTGTCATTGATTGCTTCATTAGCCGCATCTATAACTTCAGGTGGAATGTTTCCCTCACCATCTACCTGTGTATCGTCTTTCCCTCTAAGGTACATTAGTACACCTTGTAGGTTTTGTACTTGTCCAACTAGTTGTTCTCTGTGTGCATTTACTTTGTTTAGTTCATCGACTAAAGCTTCCATTTTTTCAGTAACTGCTTTTAAATCACTTTGTACATCTATCTCTGCCATGTTTCTTTTCTCCTATGTTCTTTATCCCTTTTACTAAAGGGTCTTTATTATTATACTCTATTTTCTATAATAAATAGTCTTTCCATTACTATGAGTTGCTGCTGTAGTTGACTCAACTCCACGAACTACTGTTATAGTATTTGCACTACTATCTTTACTTGTCACCCTCATAATTTCGGAAGAACCTTCTATTTGAATTAACGCATTATATTTATAAATACTATTGGTTGCTATATTTTTTAAGTTTGCTCCATTACTATGAGTAGCCGCTGTAGTAGAGTTATATCCTCTTGTTACAGTTAATGTATTACTATTAATAGCAGTAACATAAATTTCTTCATTATCTATTTTGTATGCCCTATTTATTACTAAAGCAGAAGAATCTGATACATCTATTTCTGTTTCTGAAGCATCTAAGTCTTCACTGATTGCTCCATATAAAATTGTTTCATGAAATTTTATTACTCCATTAAAAATACTTGAGACTGCACAAGTTATTTCAGTTTCTGATGCATCTAAATCTTCCCCTAGAATCCCACAAGGAGCTCCATTTGGTAATGTGTTAGGTTCTACCCATTTAGAATTACTTACAAAAGCCGAACCATTATATAAATATTTTCCTTTTCCATAATCGCCCGGTAAAGTTACACTATTGTAAATTGTTGAATCACTACTAGGTATAGCATATATAGCTAGTTCCGCCCCACTAGAGTTAGTTGCTACTGTCTGTAGTTCTGCTGCAGTTAAAGTATCTGAATCTGAGTGTACAGCCCATATTTTTTGTGTAGCATTTTCCACTAAAATTTTACTCATTTAAATCTCCTATGCATAATTAGCCGGTGCTCCGGTGATTTGTACTGTAGAAGCTGAGTTTGCAAAACCCACCATTATAGAATCATTTGTAGTGTTATTAGCATCTGTGGCTGTAAAATCCCCAGTACCATCAACCTTGTAATATGCTCCTATAGTTAGTCCACTAAAGCCTCCTACGTTTCCTCCTACAGTCGTAATAGTTCCAGAAGCATCTTTAGATATAGCACTTCCAGCTACCCCTACCCAGTTATCAACTTTGTTATAGTCTTCTACTGCAGCAACGGTACGATTTGTATATCTAAAATTGTCATTGTTGGAGGCAGAACGGCTATGCATCAAAATAAATTCATCTAAGGTTGTATCATGCATAAGTTCAAACCCACCTTCAGCGTTAATACTATAATAACTAGTACTTAGAGATGCTACTGAACCTACATC